AGGCTGAGTGCACCTTATTGGATTAACCGATGCCACTGAAGAAAATACTATTTAAGGCTGGTGTAAACAAAGAGAACACACGGTACACCACCGAGGGTGGCTGGTACGAGGCCGACAAAATTCGTTTCAGGCAGGGCAACCCTGAAGTGATTGGTGGTTGGATTCGTACTTCTACCAATACATTCTTAGGTATTTGCAGGTCACTTTGGAACTGGGTTTTACTTGATAGTAAAAATATCATTGGTGTTGGCACAAACCTTAAGTTTTACCTAGAAAACGGCGGTGCGTATTACGACATCACACCTATTCGGGCATCTTCCACAATCAACACCAACCCTTTTGTAGCTACAAACGGCTCCACCACAATCACAGTAACTGACACAGCACACGGTGCTTCTACAAATGACTTTGTAACTTTTAGTGGTGCTGTGGGACTAGGCGGAAACATCACCGCAGCAGTGTTAAATGCCAATTATCAAATCACTGTTCTAACTTCTAGCACTTACACGTTTACAGCCACGGCCACGGCCAATGCAACGGATGTTTCTGGTTCACCCGGTGGTGGTGCGGCTGTTGTAGCCGCGTATGAAATAAGTGTTGGCCCCGCAATTCAACAAGTGCTAACAGGCTGGGGTGCTGGTGGCTGGGGTTTAGGTACGTGGGGTAATGGACAATCTATTTCTACAGTTTTTGGTGCTTTGCGTCTTTGGAGCCAGCAAAACTTTGGTGAAGATTTAGTATTTAACCCTCGCGGTGGTGGTTTGTATTATTGGGACGCTACCGGTGGTTTAACCACCAGAGGTGTTTTGGTGTCTAGCCTAATGGGTGCAGATGCTGAAGTCCCTTCGGTGGTTAACTTAGTTGCCGTGTCAGATACGTCACGATTTGTTTTTTGTTTTGGCTGCGATGATTATGGAAGCTCCGTATTAAACCCTATGTTAATCCGTTGGTCAGATCAAGAAGACATATTAATTTGGAACCCAGCCACTACCAATCAGGCTGGTAGTACAACTTTATCTAAGGGTTCAGAGATCATTGCTGTACTTCAGTCTCGCCAAGAACAAATTGTATTTACTGACTCTGCTATTTATTCTTTACAGTACCTTGGCCCACCAGTTGTCTGGCAAACCCAGCTTCTGGGCGACAACATATCAATCTATGGCCCTAATGCCGCCATCCTTGGATCTGGTGTTGTGTACTGGATGGGTATTGATAAGTTCTACAAATACGATGGCCGAGTACAGACATTGAACTGCGACCTGCGCCGGTTTATTTTTAATGACATTAACAAAAATCAAAACCTACAAGTATTTGCGGCTTTAAACGAAGGCTTCAATGAAGTCTGGTGGTTCTATTGCTCAGAAACAAGCACGGCGATTGACCGCTACGTTATCTATAACTATGCAGAAAACGAAGGCAAAGGTGTTTGGTACTACGGCACGATGGCACGAACAGCTTGGTTAGACTCGGGACTAAGGGACTATCCTATCGCCGCAACGTACCAACCAAATAGTACGGGCAACCTTGTGGAACATGAAAACGGTCTAAACGACAACGCAACTGGCACAGAAGTGGCTTTGGACGCTTACATATCTTCTTCTGAGTTTGACATTGAAGACGGTCACAACTTTGGTTTTGTTTGGAGGATCATTCCTGACTTAACGTTTGGCGATTCCACAAACAGCCCGACCGCCGTCAGCCCTCGGGTCACTATGAGCCTCTTGGGATTGAGTAACTCAGGCTCTGGCGTAGTTAACACTGCGTCTGCTTTGGTCACTAAGGGGAGTAACTTTGTGATTACTGAAGAATTCACAGGCCAAATCATGACCCGTATACGTGGGCGGCAGATGATCTTTAAGATTGCCAGTAACCAGATTAATACTCAGTGGCAACTGGGTGCTCCTAGAATTGACATCAGAGCTGATGGACGCAGATAAATGGCACAACTAAACGCCAAAGCACCAAGTCTACCTTTAGCCGGTAATGAATACGAGCGTGAGTATTTTGACAAGCTCACAAATGTCCTGCGTCTTTACTTTAACCAGCTAGACAACCCCGGGCCGATGGGTGCTACGGGTTTAAACTTTGATTTAAGCAATCTACCTACAGATGCTGATCTGGCTAATTTAAGGCTAGGTGATGTTTATCGTGATACTCAAGACGGCGTTCAGGCAACCAGCCAAATGCTTCGGATAAAAACTTCTTGATAGGTTTATATGGCAATTGATTATTTTGCACAACAATTTGGCGAAGACGTATATGAAAATACGGCACCAGCTGCACCAGCATTTTCAAACGCTGATATTAATGCTTATGTTCAAGCAAACATAGGCAATCCCCAGGCTATTGCTAATGCAGCTCAACAGTATGGCGTATCGCCAGAGCAACTGTCTCAGGCCACTGGGTATGACGCTAACACTGTTAGCAACTACTTTGGTAATGCCGGCATTAATTTTGGTCAACCAGCACCGCAAGCTACTACGCCGGCACCGCTTACACCGCAACCCCCCGTTTATCAACCACCCACTTATCAACCGCCAACTACTCCTCCTCCTCAATACACTGACCTAGATCCCGGTTTTGCGCCGCCTGCCCCAGTAACATCTCCTCAAGATCCAAATGCAGTACAACGAAGAATTATTGAAGAAGAGCGTAAACGCAATCTTGAGGGTGGTCTTGCGTCATTAGGTGCTGGAAGTGAAAGAGCTGGAGGTATGTTTAAGCCTGTGCCTGTGGGTGATGGGACGTTTAGAACATACAGCGGAAATCTTATTGACGCCAATGGTTATCCGGTTGATGATAAAACCAAAGTGGTTAATGATTTGTACGCAACCATTGGTCGTACTGGTATGGGCACTGGCACAAACCAAATTGACCAAGGCGGATTTAATCATTTTAAGAATATGCTCGACACGGGCATGACAACAGACCAAGTTAAAACTGAGTTTCAAAAAGCCGTTAATCAATACTTAATAGATAAGCCAACTGACGAATATTCAAAGTATGTAGCGCCCACATATCTAAAGACCATTGCGGATAATCTTGACAAAGACACATCAATATCGGCGTTTGATAAAAACAATAAGATCTTTGAGACTGCTCAGTCTTATGGCATGGATGACGCCGCTATTGACAAGGCATTTGGCAAGACAGCTGCTGACGCATATCGCACTCAGTATGGCACCCAGATCAAAGATTTCATTACAACCACATTGGCTAAAGATGAAGGCACTACATTTAATGAGATAGCCACCATTAAGAATGAAGCCCGCACTCGCGGGATTGATGCTGCAGAAGTAGTCAAGTATAGTGGTATGAACAAGGCCGGGGTAGATACCCTGTTTGATGCTTACGATAAGGGTTTGGCTAACCTTGCCAAGGGTTTTGATGAGGCTAAGACCAAGGCCGGTACAGACACTACGGCCCTGTCTGAGGCCGAGGCCAACAAAGCCAAGACCATGCTGGCACTCCAAAGCCAGTACAAAGTCACAGACGAAGACCTTGCCAAGGCTGGAAACACTACAGTCAAAGTTGTTCAGGATTACTTAAACCCTGTTAAAGACGCGCCAAAGACTCTTGAGGCTTTGATGAACGACACCAAAATGTCGGCAGCAGAGATCAGGGCAAAGATAGAAGAGCTCAAATCTCACCCAGCTGTCAGTGGCATTTATGGCGCGGCCTTACAGAAGTTTAGCGACAAAGCGGCTAAAGATTACTCTGGGGAATATGGCGGGAAGAAGTTTGAAAGCCTGAACCCTATTGCTGTTAGTACAGTTCTTGATCAGCTCAAAGCCCAGCAAGCCGCTGGCACAGCTCAGTACTACCAAGGTGGTGCTAAAGACGGGAAGAAGGGCGGCTTTGGTTCATTAGATGCAATGACCGAAGACATGGCTAAGAATCTGGTAGCCGCTGGCATTACCGATATTCGTCAAGTGGGCGAAGTTCCTGTCTATGAACCCGTAAAAGAAATTGGCAAAACGTATAACGGACAACGTGTTCTTCAAGTGACTGATGAAGATAGTGGCGCTACTAGGGACGTTATTA